GAATTCCTCTACGGTCAGGAATTCGTCGTCGGCCTTGATCAGGCCGCCGCAGCGATAGCGCGCCTCGGTGCCTCCCGAGGTCAGCAGGATCGGCTCGTCGCAGAGATTGGCCCGCGCCGCGACGTTCGCCGGCGGCGCTTCCACCTCGGATAGGCCCCGCCCGATCAGCAGCATGTCGGGGTCGTTCACCCGGTTGCAGGCGTAGAGGCCCCGCACCCAGGTATAGCGGCAGTCGATCGCGTTCTCGGACCATTCGCGGGTCGCGGGGTTGTCCCAGCGATGCGCACCCGCGCCGCCCTCCACCGTCGAATCGTCGCGCGCGCTGTAGCACTTGGCCCCGCGCATGACCCACAGGAAGCGCGGGCGACCACCTGGCCAGATCGGCGTCTTCGTCTTGGTGTCGTCGGCCTTGTAGCAAACGACGACGTAGGACACGCCCGCCCCGTTGTCGCTGGCGGCATAGCCACCGTGATTTATCAGCACGTCCGGGACCAGCTGATCCTCGGTGCCCGAGCGCCAGAAGACCATCAGCTGGTTGTTGTAGCCGGCGACCAGGCCGTCGCTCACGAACTCGACGTAAGTGTCGTTGACGTAGAAGCCTTCCAGCCCCTCGCACTCGTGATCGGCCAGCGCCAGGACGAGCACTTCCCAGTCGGTGCCGCTTTCGCCCCCGTAGTTGAAGGCGTAGGTCAGCGAGCCGGCGACCGCCGCCCGGCCGAAGATCGCCTGGCGCGGCACTTCGCCCAGCTGCAGCGAGGTGGCCGAGGCCTGGCGCGGCTGCTGCTTGACCTTCGGCGCCAGCAGCTGCGCGCCGACGTTGAGGCCGATCGTGATCGCGGCGGCGGCGACCTGGCCGATGGCAGGGATGAATTGGACCGCGATCGACGCCAGGCGCAGCGCGAAGCTAAGAAAGCCCTTAGACATGCGGCGGCACCGCCGACCAGGCGCAGGTCATCATCCGCCGCGGGATACGCTGCAGCCCGCGATCCCCTGGGCTGACCAACGTTTCGCCCTCGACCAGCATCAGCTTGATGCCGAGGACATCGTCCGGCAATCCGGCCACGTCGCCGCGCATGGCGCGCGCAGGCGCGATCGGCCGCAGCCGGGCATTCACTCCCGCTTCAAGCCCGCCCTGCCGACGCACGACGCGCAGCGCGCCGCGATGCGTGGTCCAGGTAAGCTTCCCCATCGGGTTCCACCCGAACTGCGCTTCCACGCCCGCGAAGGCGAACGAAACGCAGTCGTAGGGCTGGGCCCAGGCGAACGGGATCGGCTGCCGCTCCTCCAGGAAGCGCAGCAGGGCGTCGAGATCGCGTGGCATGGGATCAGGTCGGGAACCAGAGGGTCTTGCTGCCGCCGAGCGCCTGCCCCGCCGTCGCCGGCTTGGGGCCGCCCCAATAGAGCGAGATCTCGGCGGCGTAGGATACGTGGCGGAAGAAGCCGTCGTCGGGCTTGATGAGCCGCTGATCGGCGTCGGTGCGCATGCGCCCACCCCGGCGGCCGAGCCCGCGCGCGGCGGTCTCCAGCGCCAGCAATATCGCCGCGGTCCCGCCAATCGTCTCGATCTCGGTCATCAGGTCGACGCGGCCGCGCTTGTAGACCTCGATGTCGAGCAGCGTGCGGCCGTCGCCCGACCAGATCAGCCGCCAGAGCGTCGCGGGCGCCCGGCGCACCGCATCGCGGTCCAGCAGGGCCATCGTTTCGGCATCGATGCCCGAAAGCTCGAGCTCGACGTTCGAGGCGGCCGAACCGAGCGCCCCGCCCTGCACACGGGCCAGCCCGCGATCGGCGATCGGCAGAAAATCCTCCCCACCGATCTGGATCGTCTGGTGGCCGCTCCACACGCGCACGGGATCGTCGCACAGGATCTCGACCGCCGCGGCGAAGATGGCCTCGCCCGCCTCGATCGCCGCCAGCGCTTCCGGCGTGTAGGTCTTCATTCGCGCAGATCCTGGATGGCGACGATCTTGCCGCCGTTGATGCCGAAGCGCCGATCGACGCCGCCCAGCTGCGTCTGCTCGGGCACGAGCCGCATCGGCGTCGCCGGCTTCTCGAGATAAGCGACGGCTGAAGGCGGCACGCAGGCAGGCACCGGTGGTTCGACCGTCAACGTGGCGCCGCCTCCGCCGGACGCTATGGCGCCCTCCACGGTGCGGACCATCGCCCCACGTCGCTCCCCGCCGGTCGTCCACCGGAAGGCGATATAATCGCCGAGCGAGAGCGCCAGGCCCGAAGGAATTCCGGTCAGCGCCAGCATCCCGTTCTTCTCGGCATCGATCGCCGCGCCCCAGCTCGTCGCATCGCCGCTCCAGCTGCCCGGCAGGCCCTGGATGCAGGCCAATGGTCGGGGGCGGGAGAAATCGCGCCCGAGGAACGGCCGTTGCCGCCCGCGCAGGCTGGCCACCCAGGCGCGCCAGATATCGGAACGCGCCGTGCCGAGCTTGCCCAGCGTCCAGGTCGCGGACCACAAGGGAAAGCCGGCCTGCACCCCGCCCTGGAACCCGCTGGCCTCCGGCGCCGAATAGTCGACGCGCAGGATCTCGAATTCCTGCAGGGCGACACCTGTGCCCGGCATATCGCGCGGAAAGGTGATCGTCATCCCATCAGCCGCCCATGCGAACGGGCGTTGGCGTCGAGCATCCGCTGCATGCCCATGTCGGCGATGCCGGGCGCCGCGGCCTTGACCTCGCTGCGGGCCATTTCCTGCATCTGGCGGAACAGATCCTCGGTCACGACCGCGCCGCGCAGGTCGAAGGTCTGCTGGACGAGGCGCGGCGCGTTGTCGTTCGCCAGCATGCGCCGCGTGTTGGCGGCATTGCTGATCTTCGCGCCGCGCGGCAACTGGACCAGTTCGGGCCCGTTTTCCGCCAGCCAGGTCATGCCGCCCGAAAAGTACTCGGTGCCGGAAGCATGTCCCGGAAATACCGATTGCGCGATCGTTCCCAGCGACGTGGCCGCGCCTCGTCCCCCGAGAAGGCCTGTGATCGATCCGCCGCCGCCCGTGCCGCCCAGCACATTGCCGAGCAGCGATGCGATGCCCTTCTGAATCTGCATGCGGATCAGGTCGGCCGCGATCTGCGCGAGGACGGTCTTGGCGACATCGCCCAGCGAGCGGAATTCCACGATCGCTTCGGTCAGGCCATCGGTGAAGGACCGTAGGCCGTCGGCCTTGATGCCGTCCAGCCGCTCGTTCATCTGCGCCCCGGTAAGGTCGATCTCGCGCAGATAGGCCTGCATCGGAGTTTCGTTTTCTCGCCGGGTCTTGGCTCCACGCGCGTCGTAGCGCTGGTCCAGGCTGTCGAGGCGGTCCTGGGCGATCTTCGCCTCGGCCGCGGTCGCCTGCCCCACTTTGGCGCGATCGACGATCGCCTGCAGGCGCAGCCGCTCCTCTTCCTTGTCGAGATCGAGCAGCCGCAGGGCGATTGGCAGCCGCTCGCTGGCGGTATCCGCCAGTCCCGCCTGCGCCGACAGGATATCGCGCTGATTGTCGCTGGCGGCGATCTGGGCGGACAACGCCTCCTCGGCGCGCCGGCGCGCTTCCTCGGTGTCGATCTTCTGCATCTTGAGATCGGCCACAAGGGCGTTTTTCGTGGCGAGCTCGTCGCGCTGAGCCTTGGTCAGGTCGCCAAGCGCGACTTTGGCGTCCAGCGCGACGACGTACTTGTCGCGCTCGACCGCCACCTGCTCCTTCGCCATCTGCGCCTGTGCCGCCGCGTCGGCGATGCCGTCGCGCTTCGCGTCCAGCACGGCGCGGTCGAGGTCGGCGGACATGCTGGCGAACTGGGCTGCGCGGCGCACCGCCTCCTCGCGGTCGCGCTCGGCGCGCCGGGACGCGGCCTCAGGGGAAGCGGAGCCCTGCCAGGCGACATGGAAATGGTTGTCGTGATCCTTGTCACCGGGCCCGAAGAACTGCTCTACCCCTTGCCCGTTCCGGCGGATATCGACACCGGCGTCCTGAAGCATCTGGCGGACCTGCGCCTTCGAAAACTGGCGCATGCCGCCGCCCGGCACGAAGTCGATGGCACGGCCGGCGTAATGATCCGAGCCGGGCGTGTGTTTTCCACCCGTGGTCGAGGTGATGATCGCGCCCGGGAAGAGCTGCTTTATCAGCGCCGTCATGTCGCCGACATTCGCCTGACCGGCACCACCCCCGCGCGTAGCGCGTGACGCATCCTGTGCGGCTTTTACGGCTGCGTCGCGTTCGCGCATCGCCCGACCAAGCTCGGTCTGGTAGTCAGCACCCGAAATGTAGTTCGGCGTCCGCGCCTTCACTGCCGCGCTGTAGTTCGGCAACGCGTTGCCCAACCGCTGCTCCAGCTCGATCGATTCCTTGCGGCGCGCATTCAGCCGTCCGACCGCTTCGTTGTAGCGATCGGTGGCGGCCGCCTGCGCGTCCAGCCCGTTGATGACGGTGCGCTGGACATTGCCGATCTCGGTATCGCGCGATGCCTCGAGCGAATCTTTCAGTTCGGCCTGCCGCTGCGCAAGGGTGACTTTCGCCTGGCTGAGATCGTAGGTCAGCTTCGCCGCCTCGACGAGCGCGGCGGGCACCAGCATACCGGCAGCACCGCCGACTACCTTCAGGCGGCCCTCGATCCGATCTACTTCGTCCTGCGCTTCGGCAATGCGCTTCCTCGCATCGGCCGCTCCGCGCTTGGCCAGCGTCTCGCGCTGCGCGTAGAAAGTCCCCTGCTCCTTGATCGCGTTCCGCGAGTCCTCGGCAAGCTGCTTCATCGCGGCCGACGCTTCGCTGGCGTTCATCTTGAGGAAGTCGAGGCCCCGCCCGAAATCGTAGGTTTTCTTGGTGCCGTCCTCGGCTTCGTCGGTGGTCTTGGCATAGGCCATCGCCAGCGAGCCAAGGATCGACACGCTTGCCATCAGGATCGCGCCCCAGGGGCCGCCCATGAAACCGATGAAACCCCGCGTGCTGCCCGTCATCAGCTGCACGGCCGAGGCGACCTGCGGACCCTGCATCATGATGGCGGACATGACGCCCTGGAACGGCTTGCTGGACTGCGCGGCCATCCCGAACTGAACGCCGAGGTCCTGGATGTTGAACGCCAGCTGCTGGCGGCCGGCGGCGGCCTGCTCGGTCGACACCGTCATGCGGTTCTGCGCGACCGTGCCCTGCTCCAGCAAGGCGCGCTCCTGGCGGAGCTTCTGGCAATAGAGGTCGAGCGAAATCGCCCCGCGACTGACGAGGTCGCGCGCTTCGGCCATCGACTGGTTGAACCGCGCCTGCGCGGCATAGGCCGGATCGAGCGCGGCGCGCAGCGCATGCGTGCGCTGCTCCAGCTGCTGCTGCTCGGCGGCCATCTGGGCGAAGAAGATCGCGCTCTGCTTGGCCGTGCCGGTCGGATCGCCGAACCCGGTGCCGACTGCCGATCCGATTCGGGCCTGCATCGGCGTCTGGACTGACACCGTGGCAAGCTTAGCGGCCGCAGCAGCCCGGCGCCGGTCGGCGGCCTCGATGTCGGACGTGGCGCGATCGTAAGCGGCCGACAGACGCCGCGCTTCCCGCTCGCCGGCATCGCCGGCCAGCTTCGCGCCGTCCGCGATGCTCTTCATCGCGCCGGCGCCGGCGTTGCGGATCTCGGCGAAGTCGCTTTTGACTTCACCCTTGCCGGTCGTGCCGAGGCGGATGCCGACCGCATTCACCATTGTCGCCTCCGCTCAGCTATTCGATGCTGCCATCGTCCATCCCCACAAGGATGGCTGTTTCCACATCCGGCAGGACGTCGGCGAGGAGCGCGAGGTCGCAACCCAGCGCCTGGCCCATCGTCATCACTGCCCCCATGTCGAGGCCGAACGGCCCGCCCGCGCTCGCGCGCAGCTGGCGGCCGCAGCCCGCGATCAGCTCCCAGACTTCCGCGCCTTCCTCGGTCTGCGGCTCGTTGGCGACGTACGGACATCCATCGCCGTCATCGTCGGGCTCGCATCGGCCGTTTTCGGCGGCGCGGCAGGTGAGCTGGCAATATCGTCCGCCGGCATCTCCCCCGCCCCAGTGCCACTCGGCGAGGGAGCGGATACGTGTCCCACCCTCTGCCTTGCGACGAACGGGGCGACATAGGCGAAGTCGGCCGCGGCGAAGAACAGCGGGTCGGCGATCACCATCTCGATATTTTCGGGCGTGACCGGCAGATCCTCGTCGTCTGCGCTCCCGGGTCCGCCGATGCCTTCCCAGGCCTTGATGCCGCGCCGCAGTAGCTCGTCAGACAGTGCGTCGCCCGCGTCCTCGATGTCGTCGGGGTTCTGGCGGTAGACCTCGACACAGACGCGGTTCGCGGCGCGGAACGCCTTGCGGCCGATCGGCTCGAACTGGACGCGCACGCCGGGCAGCAGGAAGGGGCGCGGGTCGTTTTCGTCTCCGCTGTCGATGTTGCCGAGCCAGACGAGCTCCCGCTTTTCGACCCGCATCAGTAGGACGCCACGTCGTTGGCGAGCGTGGCCGTCACCGCGTGGCCGAGCGCACCGCTCGCCTGCCAGTTGAACACCGCCTGGATGCCCTTCGGGCCGGTGATCGACCGCTTGGCTTTCGGCAGGAACACGCGCGGTACGTCGAACATGAGCGAGAAGTCGCCCACCGTCCATCCGAACGTCAGGTCGATCGGCGTCCCGGACGTCGCTGCGGTCTGCAGCGTGTTGTCCTTGAAGCGTACCGTTACCGACCCCGACATCATTGCCTGGCCCGGGTCGCTGTCCTCGATCCGCCCGTCCGCCTGGATGGTCTCGACCTTCTCCAGGTCGTTCGAATAGACGAAGTCGGCGCCGATGACGCTGCCGAGCGCAACGCCGTCCTTCTTGACGTAGCCGGCCGCCTGCGGGAATCGCAGCACCGCCATTTCCGCCGGGGACGCCGCTCCGACCGTGGCGCTGACGGGATCGGTCTCGCCGATGCAGACCAGGCTGCACTGCGCGTTAAGCAGGCCGGAACGCGACATGCCGATACGCAGCTGATTGCCGCGCGCGCCGCGCATCACGCTGAACGAGGGGACTTCGGGCGCGCCGATCTCGATCGCCATCGATGGCAGCGCCGATGCCCCGGACACGAAGGCATGCTCGTAATCGCCGGTCGATCCCGTGGTGGTGGGCGCCCCGAAGAAAAGCTTCAGCCACTTGCCGAAGTTACGGACATCGACGGGCACGACCATGTCGCCGTCGTTGGTGGCGACATCGGGTGTCGGATCCTGCATCTCGCGGCCCAGGCCGATAAGGTCGCTGGTGATGAGCGGACGTTCCTCGCCCAGCGAATGACTGGCGAGCGGGATCTTGCCCCAGGCTGCCGCGCTGTTCGGCACGGTGCCGACGACGCTTTCGAACACGGAAATGACGCGCGCGTTCGCGCCGATTGCACGGCCCATAAGGCTGCTCCTTCAGGTAAGGGGATTAAGCGTCGAGTAGGTCGCGACGATCGTCAGGTCGGCGCGATGTTCGGCGGGTGCGCCGTCGAAATAGATATCGTCGGTCAGCGGCGATCGTGCCTCGAGCCAGGTCGTCAGGCCGCCCAGCGTGCGGTCGCGCTCGATCTCCTGGCCGATCGCCGTCATCATCCCGTCCAGGATATCCTCGCTGGACAGGTTGGGATCGCGCCAGCCGGTAAGCTCGATCGGGATCTCGTGCTCGTAATGGTAGGTCAGCGGAGAGAGGTCGACCTCGGGTTCGCCGGCATCGCCGGAGCGCACGATCACGCGGCCGCCCGGCGTCGACCGGGCCGGTACGGCAGCGTCGTTGTCGAGACCGACCACATCACTGCCGGGCAGGGCGCGCTGCGCCAGTGCCTTCACGCCCTGAAGAACCTCGAGCCGGCGAGACGTCATCGGCCAAGCCTCGCGGTTGCGCCGCGCGCGAACGAAGCGCCGCCGGCGTCAGCCAGTTCCTGCAGGTCGAGTTTCTTCAGCACGTGCACGGTGGGCACAAGCGTGAACATCAGCACTGCCTGGGCCTTTCGGCCCTGCGCGCGCCGTCCCTTGGTATCCTGACGCCAGGTCCGCAGGTTCTTCGATCGGGTTGCTTCCATGAAGGCGAGGAAAGATCGGCCCTCGCCCTTTTCGAAGAAGAACTTCGCATGGAAATGCAGCTCGACTTCGCGCGGTGACATCCGCCCCGCCCCGCGCGAGCTGCGGCGCGGCACGTTCTTCGTCGGGATCCATAGAAAGCGACCGCCGTTCGCCGGCCGGATCGTCGCCCCGCGTGAGAACGCGTCGATGATCTTGGGCGCCTTGGTGTAGAGATAGCCCGCCGGACTGAGCGCATTGCGGGCCTTCGGATATACTTCGGAGCGGATCGTGTTCGCCAGCCTCCCGCCCAGGCCAGCCGCTATGACCTGTTGCCGCCAAGCCTGCTTCGTTTCCAAAGTCGCCTCGCGCATCGACGTGGTCAGGATCTCCGCGACATCGCCCAGCTGCTGATCGTAGATCTTGGCGAAGTCGGGAACCTCACTCGTCGGCCGCAGCATCAGGTGAGCGCGATCGCGCAGCTCCAGGCCACACCTTCCTCGTCGAGCAACGGATCCCCGCTGATGCGAAGCACGGGATCGGTCATCGCCGCGCCGCCGATCGACACCGTCCCGAGCAGCTGCAGCCGCGCCCCGCGCGCCGGCAGCTGGACGTCGGCGCGCTGGATGGCGACGACGTCCTTGTCCAGGATCGCCGACCCCTCGACTTCGCTGCCCTGCGAGCGGATGACGCGCAGAGACAGCGGCTCGCCGCCGGGCGCCGTGTAGATCGCATTCATGCCGAGCACCGAACCGTGCAGCACGGCCGATGCCACGGCGAAAGGATCCGCCACGGTCTCGCTCGACTATTCGCCGCCGGCCGCGCGCTGCTTGCCGGTTGGGGCAGGCAACGGCTTGGCGGCCGGGGCGAAAGTCGCCTTGGTCGGAACCAGCTCGTCGGCACGATCGCCGTCGATCCAGATCTCGCCCTCCTCGGGCGCACGGATCTCGCCGGCGATCTCCACGCGCTCGAGGAGGACGATGGCCTTCTTCACGCGATCTGACCCGTCAGGAGCACGCTGCCGGTCGTGTCGCCGGAAGCTGCAGCCGCTGCCGCGACGCCGACCAGCGTGTTGCCGGACGCGGTCGAGGTCAGCACCTTGTTGGTGTTGTCCCAATAAAGCTTGGTGGTGTGCGCGGTCCAGGCCTGGCCGGTGGCCTTCGCCAGCGTGAAGACGCCGATCCGGTCGCCTTCCACCGATGCGCCGCTGAGCGCTGCCGCGACGGCGACCGCGAAGATCGCGCCGACCAGGAAGCCCGCGCCCGACGCGACATCGTAAGGCGCGGTCATGCTGAGCGTGTCGCCACGCTGAGTGTAACCCTTCATGTGAAATCTCCGAAGGCTGGAGGGGCGGCACCTCGCCGCCCCTCAGGGTCAGGAAGGTCCGGCGATTACGCGCCCGGGTTCTTGTCGAGGCCGCGGTGGTCGATCGCGGCGGCCGCGAAATCGAGGCTGGCCTTGAACTCGACGCCATCGACGGTGAAGCCGATGCGGCTCGACAGCTGCACGCCCTCGGCGCCTTCGAGGTAGCAATACTCGATCGTATCGACCTGGCTGTTGCTGGCCGCGAGGTAATAGGCCGTGGTGGAGTTGCCATCGAGGACGGCTTCCACGATCGGCTCGACCGACGTGCGGCCGCCGGCGCGGAATTCGTTCGTGTCGGACTGCTTGGCCGGCACATACTGGCTAGAGGTGTACTGGTACGCCAGCTGCTCCTGCGTCGCCGGAACAATCAAATATGCCGGCGCGAGGTTGAGCTCTTCCTTCTGCAGGCCCTTCTGCAGGCGCATGCGCGTGCGACCGGCCCCCAGCGTCGTTGGCGAGATCACCGCGCCGGCGCCGGCAAGGTTGCCATGGTCGGCGTGGAACAGGGGCGTTCCGTCGGGCATCGCCGGGTTGCTGGTCATCACCGAATAGACCGTGCGGTTCTCGAGCCGCGAAGCCGATCCGGCGAAGCCGGTGGTGATGCGCTCGAGCGCGCGAAGATCATCGTTGATGATGAGCTGGCGGGTCAGGCCGATGATGCGACCATAAGTGACGACCTGGTAGCTGACCTTGCCGTCGCTGGCGGTGCCGTACTTGAACTCGCCGCCTTCGTTGACCCGCAGCAGGTCGGGCAGCGCCGACATCTGGACGACGTCGATGTTCTTGAAGTTCGGCGCGTTCGGTGCGCGGCGCGCCCAGCGCTGATAGCTCGGGCTGTTTTCCTCGTAGGCCTGGCGCAGCCGGCGATTGAGCGCCGAGCCGATGAGCTGCGGGAAGTCCGAGCCCGAATGCAGGGCGCGTTCGGCAAGTTCAGAGGGCGCCATGCCGCGCGTGTTGATGCCGCTCGAGCCGAGCAGCTCCTCCGCCATGCGCAGCATATTCATGCCGCGGAAGTTGCGGCCCGATTCGGACAATTCGCTGCCAGGCGTCATGCGGTGAACGATGGCGTCTTCCATCGCGCGCGCCATGGTGACGCCGTTGCCCGCCAGTGCGGGCACGCGGTTGGCCGTGGTGGCGGGGGCATCGCGCTCGGCGAAGCGCCGGCCGATGTCGGCCATCAACGTCTCGTTGGTGAGCGGCGTGGCCTCGTGGCGGCCAAGCAGCTCGAACGTGACCTCGTCGTCCAGGCCGGCGTTGCGCACGGCGGTACGAATGGCGGACACCGTGACGGCCGCCGGCGCCTGGCGCTGTTCCGCCGTGGCGACCGGCGCGATCGTGACCGGCGCGGGGGTCGTATCCTGCGGGACATCAGTGCGGACTTCTGCGGCAGGAGCCGCGATGGCCGGGGTCGGCGTGGTGACGGCGGTTGCGAGCGGGGCCGCAGCCACGCCACCCGGGAGGTTGCGTCGCATATCATCTTCCTCTGTGCTGCCGTGATCTGTGATAGGCCCGGGGACCGATCGAACCACGGCGTTCGGATCGGCGGGAACGGATACAAGGCTGGCCTCGAGCAACTCCCAGGCGACGGCCCGCCAGGTCTCGTGGTCGCTTTCGTCGGTGGCGGTGATCTGCCATTTGGTGACGCGGTAGCCGATCGAGATGGCGCGCAGCTCGCCGTTGGCGACGCGCGCCTCGGTCTCGCGACCGGCGGTCGTATCGGCGAATTCGAGCAGGCCGATCAGCTGGCCGTTTTCGATCCGCGCCGACACGACCCGGCCGAGCACGGCGTCGAGCTGATATTGGTTGTGTGTGTCGAGCAGCGGGCAGACGCCGCCAGTTACGCGCGCGAGATCGATCGCGTCGGCGCTGATCTCCAGTTCTTCGGTGAAATACCAGCGGCGGACCGCGGTGCCGGCCGAAAGGACGGCCTCGACCGTGCGTGCCTCGGCATTGTAACTGCCTGGGGAAAGCGCCAGGCTGCGTGTCCCTCGCCCCCCCACTTGAGGCTGGCGCCGCTCCGCCTCATCCGGCCCAGGCGCATTGCGTGTCAGAACCGGAATGGCGCTGACCTGATACGCCGGCATCGGGCGCACGTAGACAACGCGCGGCCCACGAGGCGGGGCCGGCGGAGCCGGTGGAAGCTGGGACATCGATTTCTCCAGGATCAGGCCGCCTTGGCGGTCTCGTCTTTCGCGGCCGAGCCGTCGCTATCGGCGGGCTTGGCTTGCTTCGGCGTCTTACGCGGATCGCCATCGAACATCGCGCCCTCGCCCAGGCTCGCGTCGGCCGCCTTCAGGTCCTCGCCGTACTGCACGAGGAACTCGAGGTAATCGTACCCGCGCTCCTCGACGAGCTGACTGAGCGTGACCTTGCCCATGCGAAGGTTCGCGAGATCCGCCTGGGCATCCTTGTACGGGTCGACCGAGATGAAACCGGGCGGCGTCCATCGCCATCCGAAGCTCTGCACCGGCAGCAGGTTGGCGGCTAACGATGCTTCGCGATAGCGGGCGATGATCGGCCGGCAGGCCTTATGGATGACGACATGCCACTGCAGGCGCTCCATGCGCCGACGGAAACCATGGTTGCCGGCGCGCCAGCTCGAATAGTTCACATTGCTGAAATCACCGGTCGCATGTTCGTACATAACGCCGGCGCCGGCGGCTGCCTCGCGCAAGTACTGCTTGGCGAATTCGCCCACGCCCTGGCTGTTGCCGGGCTGCGAAATCGTCACCGTCTCGCCCGGAAGCAGTCGGGTCAGCATGCCCGGCTCGAACTTGTCGACCAGCTTGCCGTACTTGAGCTTCAGTTCCTCGCCCGTCTTCGGGTCGGTGCCCAAGCTGAAACTATCGTCCTCGGGCGAGGTGATGAAACCGGCAAGGCACGATTCGATGCGCTTGCGGACGAGCTCGGCATCGAAATAGCCGCGCAGGTCTTTAAGCGGCATAATCGCCGGCGCAAGCAACGGCATCCCGCGATCCTGGCCGGGCCGCAGCTTGTTGTAGAGGTAGATGACCTGGTCGGCCGGCACCCGCTCCGATTGCAGCGACCGCGCCCGGAACATCGCAACGTCACCCGGGTGAGCAGGGTAGAGCCAATAGGCGATCTTGCGCCCATCGGCATCGTACTCGATCCCCCGGTCGATCATCGCGCCACCGGCGAGCAACTGCGTCTTCGTCGTGTCGATGAAATCGGGCTCGAGCACCTGCAACTGCAGCGGCGCTAGCGAAGTCGAAGCACCGAACTGCTGGCGCCGGAAGCGGATCAAGCTCGCGCCTGAATCGGCCATGCCTTTCGTTGCCGACCACAGTAGACCATGGAAATCGTGGTCGCCTTCGAAATCGCAGACCTGGCCCCAGTCGTTCCAGTCGCCCGAAATCTTCTTTGCGTTGCGGCCCTTCACGCCGGTGGGTGCACCGATGATGCCGGTGCCGACGACATGGTCGGCGACCGTCTCGACGATCTGCAGGGCGTAGCCGTTGTTTCGCGCGAGATCTCGCGCACGGTTACGAACGATCTCCTCTGCGCTGCCGACCTCGGCATTGGCGCTGGCACCGGTCGCCTGCCACGACATCGTCCGCTGGTCGCGTCGGCCGGCATCGTAGGCGCGCTGGTGCAGATCGAGCGCGCGGCGCGCGGCTACACGACGCACGCCCGCCGCCGGCGACATGAAACCGACGGCGCGATCGATCCAGTTCACCCTAGAACCCCGCCACCGACGTCCGGCTGCGCGACGGGGTCGGCGAGGCTTCGGCGGTCATCAGGCGCAGGATCTCGCGCATCTCGCTGAGCGATCGGTAAGTCACCTCGCGGCCGTCCGCGAAGCGCACCTTCAGTGCGCCGGTCGCGATCGCCGCCTTCAGCGCCGTGATGTCGTTGGTTGTAAAGGCCATTGTCACCTCATAGCCAGCCGCCGCCGCTGTCGGCGCCGCCGCTGCCGTCGATCCACCCGCTGCCGGATATCTCGCCGCTCGATCCGTTGTTCTGCCCGAATGGCGCCGCTGCCGGCTCGACCGCCAGGGGCGGGTCCGCCGCTGGCGCCGACGTCGGCGCATAAAGCTCGCGCCAACGCGCCTCGCTCCATCGATCGATGCCGAGCGCATAAGTAATCGCCCGCGAATAGACCGCCATGTCGAGCGCTTCGTTTCGGTCGCGCGTCTTGTGCCATTCGCGCCGGATCATTCCGTTGCGCAGTTTCACCATGCGCAGCTCTTCGGCCACGAGCTGCTTAATCCATTCGTCCGACGTGCCGTCGGGCAGGAAGACGTACCCGTCCGGGTAATCTTCGCCGTCGACCGGCTTTTCCAGGGCAAGCTGGCCGTAAAGCTCCAGCTTCAGCATCGAGGTGCCGACCGTCCAGAGGCGGACCCCCTTCTTGATCTTCTTGCCCCGCACGGTGATGTCGACCCACGTGGGGCCAGCGATCGCCTGGCTCGCTGCGAGCGCGTGGCGGCCCTTCAGCGCCATCGCGAACCCCGGGTGCCGACGCGCCCAGGTATAGACCTCCATCGTATTCTCGCCGTCGCCCGAATCGATTCCGACGCGGCTGAGCTTCAGCGCCCGGCCGTCCTCGGTGATCCATTCTCGCGCGACTTGCGCATCCAGCCTCGCCCAGGTCGCCTTGTCGGCGATCGGACCGAGGACTTCGATATGCTCGACCAGCCAGCGCTGGCGACGCGGACCATAGGCCCAGATATCGAGCTCGATGCGCCCGCCGCCTTCGCGCTGCACGTCGGCCGCGCCGACCAGCAGCCCGGCCTGCGCCGGCGGTCGGCCGAGGAACTGCGCTTTTTCGCGGCGGTCGTACAGCCGCTGCCATTCGGGCGCCTCGCCGCGTTCGGCGTAGGCCTCGCCGAGCACCTGGTTGACCCAGGTCTTGAGCAAGTTCGGATCGTGCCGGACTTCCAGGAACTCGCGGACGATTTCCGTCCAGCTCGCCCCCTCGTGCTGGCTATAGGCGGCCCAGATATGAAACGAGCGGTGGCGGGGATAGGCTTCCGGGTTGTGGGCGCGCCATTCGCCCTGTTCGTCCATCGCGGCCTTGTCGGCCTCGTCGATCTCGCAGCCTTCGACGCACTGATACCAGACCCGCGTCGGCCGCACCTTCGGCGACCAGCGTATCCCGGCCCCGGTCCCATCGCCGAACACCAGGTACTGCATCGTCCCGCAGTGCGGACACGGGACGTAGCGGTATTCCTGCGACCCTTGCTCGAACAGGAGGTCGATTCGGCTCAGGCCCTTGATTTTCGGCGTCGACCCGGCCGCGCTGAAACGCCGCGGCGATGTCAGGTTGCGCTTGAACGCCAGTCGGGCGGGGTCGCCCTCTTCCTTCGCCGACCAGGGATAGCCGTCCGGCTCCTCCAGCAGGACGCTGTCCGCGGTGACGCGGCGGAATTCTTTCGGGCTGTTGGCGCCCTTGATCTGGATCCAGCCGCCCTTGAAGCGCTTCGCCCGAATCTGGTTGTCGCGATCCCGCGCCTTGAACACAGCGACGGCACGGACCGCCGGCCATTGCAGCACGGGATCGAGATCGTCGCGGCTGTACTTCTCGGCGTCGTCGATCGTCGGCTGATAGATCAGCAGCCGGCGAGGATCTCGCGCGATGCTGTAGCCGATGAACCCCTGGACGATGGTCGAGTAGCCGATGCGGCTGCTCTTCCGGACCGAGACCTGGGCAACTTCCGGGTCGGTGAAGGCGTCGGCGATGCCGTTCTGGAACGGGAACGCGCGAAACTTGCTACCGTCGTCGAGCTTCGCATGCTCGGCCATCCAGACCGACAGCGGCTCGCGCTTCGGCGGCCTGAAGGACGCGAACCACTCTCGTACAGCCGCTGCAACCGTCGCCCCGCGAACGCGAAGCGAACTAGCCTCCTTCTTCCTCGGGGGCGTCTTCCTCATCCATGCCCCCGCCGGTCGTCTGCTCGACGCGCGTGACGCTCAGCTCCTCCAGTGCGTCAGTAATCGCCGTCTCCAGCCGCATTCGCAGCTTGTGGTCGCCCTTCGCGACCAGGTTCGGCACCTGCATCAGCCGGGATACGGCGAGCGAGATCATGCCGGTCACGGCCATCGTCATGTCGGGGAGCGATGCGAGCTCCTTGCGGCGCTCGGCATTGTCCATGGCCTTCGAATCGGCCTGTTCCTTGGCGTATCGCGCGCGCTCGGCTTCGAGCTTCGGCGCATCGCCGTCCCCGCCGCACCGCAGCTCCAGCCAGGCTTCGAGATTTTCCGCCCAGGTCGCGCCGTCCGCCGGCAGGTCGCCCTTGGACCGCAACTCGCCGATCCAGCGCGATGAGCAGCCGAACAGCGTCGCAAGCTGCGGCCGCGACGGCTCATTGAGGTCGATTTCCATCACTTCCCTGCGTGATTGGCCCGAAACCCGCAGAAAACCGCCATTTTTAGGCCGAAGGAGGAAGAACTAGGCACATTTTCATGCCTAGCGATCTTAAGGGCCTTTGCCGCCCGCACGTGCGGGGTCGCAGGAAGGACCCGCGCCCCGGGGGTGGTCGGTTCAGCTTTGAGCCGTCAATCCTGAATGGCCGAAGGTCAATCGACCTCGACACCCATCGTGCGGAGATCCGTCTCGATCGACGCGACGCGCGCAAGCAGTTCGCGCACGATGGCTGGGCGGACAAGCGCGAGGATCGCATCATCCTGTGGCCACGTGTGCCGAAGCGTTGAGGAGGGCGAATGGATGTTCACCGTCAGCGACGGCGCATCCGGGTGCTGCAGCGCCCCAACCTGGTGCAGGAGGTCCGCACGCACATCGACCAGCCGCTGCACGGTGGCCAGCATCGCCAGCTTCAGCGGAGCGGCAGGCGGCCTCACGCCGCGCCTCCCATCAGCGTCCCGCCCTGGACGACACGCTTGATCCAGAACGTATCCTCGCCCTCGATGCGTCGCAGGCCCAGCTGGTGCAGCTTCTTGGCATAGACCCCGTCGATTGACATCAGCGCCGCGCGCCTGTCGAGCTTCACGGTGGTCACGGTCAGCGGCTTGGCCCAGTCCAGCTTGCCCAGCGCGGCAACCAATGCAGTCTCGTCGCCCACGACGCTGAGCACGTCCTTGCTCTTGCGCGTGCCGACCTCGCATCCTGCAAGCTCGATGGACTTGCGCTTGCCCTCGGTCAGGCCGGCGCCCGCCTCACCCCACCAGGCGGATATGCGAGCCTCCAGCCCCTCACGCTGCTTCAGCAGCGGCGCGAGGTCAGCATCGGCCGCGGCGTTGGCCGCCGCGATCGCCGCGTTGCGCTTCGCCTCGATGCCGGCGATGCAATAGTCCAGCCCGGCCCACTTCTCGATCAGCGCCGATGCGCCCCGGATCGTCTTCGGCGCGCTCATGCCGCCACCGGCGCACGTTCGACCAACAGGACTTCGATCTCGGTGGTCAGGGCGTCGGGCCGGGCCGTGCTGTTGGTCCAGTTCACGGTGACGCTCGCGACCAAGTGCCCGGCCAGCGCGAAATCCTGCTCGGTGATGACCGACAGGAACGCCTCGCCAATCTCGACCGCTTCCCGGCCCTGAAAGTCCAGGACGAACACATGGCGCGTCCCGGAAAAGGTGATGCTTTGCCACGGCCGCTCGCTATGCGCGATCAGCTTGGCCCCGTCGCCGGCAAGCGCCAGGACCGCGTTGGTGAGTTGCAACCAGGTCAATGCGCCGTCCCCTGTTCGGGGCGAGCGCCGCGCGCCGCCTCCAATTCGTCCGCCACGCGCTCCAGCCATTCGGGCGAGACGACGACGCCCATCTTGCCGCCGGCGCATGGCCGGGCATCTTCGCGCGCCGCGCGGCGCACCTTGTCCAGGTCGATCATGAAGCTCCTTCAGCCCTGCTTGCCGCGGAACGCCGCGCGCAGCCGCTTGCCGATCCCGTCGGCCCTTGCTTCCAGCTCGGCGAAGTGGCGCTGATCGCGGATCCCGCCGCGCAGCTCGGCGAGCAGACGGTCCAGCATGTCGACTTCGGCGTCGACAAGCGCCCAGATCGTGGCGGGATGCTGCACGCTGCGACCTTTCGAAACGCAAGAAACCCGCCACCGGGAGGTAACCGGTGACGGGCTTCAGGGGGACAGCCGCTGCATCCAGGGCGCAACTGTGGCGGAGCTCGATTTGCGGGTTTCGCGGGGCAAACGGTAGGGTCTAATTTGTGCCACCCGTCAGCGAAGGCTCTCGTGCGCCGCCGCCAGCCGCTCATCGGTGACGTAATCGCGAGCCTCAGCGTACATCGTGGACCACAGGTCCAGCGCCGACCGCAGCAGCTTGCCAGCCGTGCGTCTGTCCATGGAAAAACGCCGCGCAGCCGCCTCGATGCCGCAGTCCTCGACGATCATCGCCAGTACCGGGCCGGGCCGTGGGAGCGCGGTGCGCCAACGGGAATAAGCATATTCGGCCCAAACGCCGCCGATCAGCTCGAATGCTTCGGGGTTGAAGCTGATATCGACGCGGTCGGCCATGCTCCAGCTGGTCGACACGCCGGCGCTGGCGATGATCTTCTGGTACGCCGCCGCGATCTCGAGCGCGGCGCCCAGCTGCTGGATACTGATGGCGCCGGCCCGGTGCAACCGGGCCAACGCGCCCTGGCGCACCTTACTGGCTTTCGCGCGGGTCTCCGGCGTACCGTAGGCCACCCGGCCGAACTTCGCATCCTGGTCGCGAAGATCCTGCCGCAGCGCGCGCTCTTCGGCCGCGCGCTGCGGGTGGCGCTGGCACCAGTCGCGGTGCACCCGCTGCGATGTCTCCCGCTGTATGCGGGCGCGCTCGCGCGCTGCCCGGCTAGCTCGCTGATCCTTTGCCGCCACCGTCGATCTCCGCTGCCCCTGCAGCGGCGTAGTCCAGCGCCGGGGGAGGCAGCAGGGTCGAATTTGTGCCAGGAGCCTGCGGGAGATGGCCCTGGACGATGTCTTCGTCGATCGGAAAGCCCAAGGCCCGCAGCGTGCGCAGCGCGTTGTCGCGATCCTGCGGGAGCGCCAGTCCCCGGTGACCCGGCCGCTGGAGAAGCAGCCCGTCCGCCACCAACCGCTTGATGGCTCGCTTCACGGAGGATCGGCCAATGCCGAACGCCTCGGCGATCTCGCCGTAAGAGGGGCTTTCGCCCCATCGGCCGATGTATCCCCGCACCCAATTAAGCACGAGCAGCTTCAGGCTCGACATCTCGGGCCTGAGCCGCACCGGCGCGGCGTTATCAGGAGTGATGCGTGCCCCGCTCTCCACCAAGAGAACATAGCAGGAATTTGCTGAAAAAATAGGCAACTGTTAAAGAGATCGCATCTGTTCAACCACGCGCCGTTACCCTAACGCACGGTCTCGCTTCCGCGAGGATAAGCGGGATAAGGATCGGGAGAACCCTGTCGAGCCCCCGACCAGCCGGCTCATCGCGGCGGATACTCCCTCCGCCGCGATCACGCAAAGCCGGGCGTCCGCCAACGGCCCGATACCCCGCCAATACCCCCATGCACATAGCGACGAGGTTCACCCGAGGTCAGACGCGCTCCTCTGATGATGAAACTTGATTGATAGTCAGGCTCGCGCCGTTGCGCGGGTGTGAATCGATTTCCTCACTCACCATCTCCACCGCGACCACCCATTCGCGCCGCAAGTAGTCAATAAACCGATATTTCAAGCTGAAATGAAAGGACACTGGTTCGCGGATGGACTCGCCAAAAATACTTATTCTGCGACGGAACTCCGACCGTGAAACGGATCCGCTCACCACGAGCACGATGTCAGCATTCGGCCCGATAGCCTGCTGACGTTGATCGACGAGACGCGCTGTCCGTCGGTAGGGCCTCGCATCAAGTCCGCGGCATTTCCCCTGGGCAGGCCTGTAAAGCCCACCAGTCAATGAGCGGTACGAGACCAAAGCAGGAGTCGCGCCAGTATTCTTGAGGCTGATCGCGGCGGACCATGTGACGATCTGACCGTCAGACCTGAGCGATACCGTTGATGTCGAGGGGTAAACGTAGGCACGCAACTGCCTTTCCGCCGTCTCCTCACTGATGCGATTGGCGTGCAGCGCTGCGGTGCTCGCGGTCATGCTGGTCTCGAGAGTCCGGTGGATGTAGACTAGACCGAAACCAGTAACGCCGAGGCCTACGAACGCGATGCCCGCAGAAACCCACGCAGCTAACATGGCCGACCGTTGAACCTCGAACTCGGCGCCCTTGGCATGGTCATCATGGTCTTGGGCACCGCTCTGTTCGGCTATGTTTTCCTGTTCAATCCGCCGATCGGCTCGCGCCGCGACACTATCTGCTCTCTGCTCACGTTTGTGCTGTGGGGCATCGGCGGCAGCATCCTGTTGTACTGGAGTTACCCCGGCAACCAGACCTGCCTGTAGCCAGCCGAGCCCGAACGCGATCGCCAGCGCGAGGCAGATGCCGACGATCGGCAACGCCCAGTCGAGATGCTTCCGGCCGCTCACCTAACCCAGAGCGCCAGCGCCACCAGCGCGGCCCCGCCATACCGAGCAGCTGCACGACGCCGGCCGTGCACGTGGGGCAACACCCCCGCCAGCCAGGCCGCGCACAGACCCATCACTCCGCCGGCAGCGATCACGACGAATGTCCCACTGACAGAATCGCCACGACCGCCAGCAGCAGCCCGCCCAGGACGGCCGACCGGCGCAGCAGCACCGGCCGTTCGCCGCCCAGCACGCCCCAGACCGAAAGGGCAAGCCCGCCCATGCCCAACAGCAAGGCGAGCGCCGGGCTCACCCTCGCGCGACGATCTGGCGCTCGAGCGCCTCGCGCAGCTCGCCGATGGCCTCGCCATTGGTGGATGTCGTCGCCTGGACCTCGCCGGCGGCCGTCGCGAGCATCAGCTGATAGGTCCGGCTGATCCGGGACCGGTATGTCAGGACAGCCGGCACCAGCAGCCCCAGCCCCAACAAAGCCGTCCCGATCGCACCGGTCTTGTCCGGCTTGGCCTCGTCGCCGAGCATCCCCAGTCCGGCGAAGATGAAAATCCCCGCCATCACCCCGAACACCACCCAGGCCGATCCGCTGCGGACCTGCTCGCGGACTTCCACCGACGTGATCTTGTTGATGGCGTAGCTCTTCGCCCCGAACCGCGCGAAGTGGTCGTCGATCGTCACATGGCCGCGTTGGTAGACAGTCACTGAATTTCCCCCTGGATATGCGTGTTTGCGGCCCCCGTCAGGCCGGGGAGGTCAATAGCACTGGCGGTGCGTGGCGACGCTGACTCCGATCGGCTTGCGGACCTCGATCCGGCTGCCGCCGGCGTCGGGATAGACGCTGAAGATCATCCCGACCGCGCCGACGTTGTTCTTGATCTGGATGACCTTGGCCCCGTCAGGCGCATCCAGCGCCGGAACGTTGTTCTTGTTCGCCAGGCAAAAGGCGACGTCCGCTGGCGATTTCGCCGACCTGATCGTCTCACGCGGAGCTTGGCTCAGCACGTCTTGCGTAGAAGCGCAGCCGCTCAAAAAAACGCACGCAGTAGCCAGGTAAAGTTTCATGGCCGTTCTATCTCCCCGGCTCATCATTCGACCGGCCGCACGGTCCCTGCGGCTATCCAATTGGTATCGCCGCATGCCGCCGCTGATCTATTCACCGCGTCACGGGCACCCGTCATGTCGAAAACAATTGTGTAAGTGTCGTAGTTGAAGCTCGTAACTTGAACAACAAGGCGACTAGCGGTCATGATTTGCGCGAAGAAGCGCCCCTCTTTCGTTTCCGGTGCCAGGTCCAGGACGTTTGCGGTGCTTCCATCGTGATAGGCGGGAATCGTCTGGGGCTGTCCTTGGTCGACGCGGTAGGTAATCGTTCGCCGCCGATTGCTGCTGAGGCCGCCAAGATAGTTTTTCGAGATGATCGAAAGGTACAGCGATCCGGGGCCATTGCGGTCGCACTTGATGACCAGCGCACCTTGATCGGCTTCGAGGACCGAAATTCCTCGCTTTGCGTCGGTCATTGGATCTTCGATCAACTTGTAGTCCCACGCCGCTACTGCCGGTGACGCCAGCGCCGCCGCAGCAAGCGCCAGAAAACTAAGCTTGGTCATCAGTATTCCCCCCGCATCACGCACGTCACTTCGGCCCGCCCCCCGCAGCAGTCGACGCGCCTCTGAACTGCTGCCCCTTGGAATGAACCGTCGGCGATCGCGCATTGGTCGCGAGTGAACGCGTCAGCTGCAGGATCGCCGAACGATCTTTCGGTTCGATAGAACGGTAGTTATCGAGCAACTCTTGCTCATCACTAGTGAGCGCCGGTTCATCAGGACTGTCGCTATGTTGATCGTCGGTTTCGCAGGACAAATAGGCCGGCGTCGTTTGAAGAACCCTCGCCACTTTGTGCAGACTTCTTGAACCCGTCTTGTTCTCTCGGATCAGTTTGAAAATCGAAGGTTGAGAAACGCCGGCCCGGCGGGCAAGCTCGGCCTGGGACAGGCCTTGTGCGCGCATCAGCGCTTCCACTCGCTCCCCGGAGATCATGCACCGTTACCTATAATTACGGTTATAGGGTGGGTACAAACTTCTAGGTATTGACTCATCTATAACCACAGGTATTGTCCGTGGTTATGGAGACCGCTCGGACACCCGAATCAGCGCTGAAGGCCGCGATCGAGATCGTCGGCTCGCAGGCGAAGATGGCGCGTCTCTGCGGCATCAGTCAGCCAGCTGTCTGGCGTTGGGTGAAGGGGGGCAAGGTGCTCCCATCAGATCACGTCCGCACGGTCGAAGCCGCCACCGGCGTCCCGCGCTGGGAGCTTCGCCCCGACCTCTATCCTCCCGAAGAATATTCCCAATCGCCCGGCGCCCGGCCGAGCGAGGCGCCGGCGGCTTCCTCCCCCGACGAGGCCGCCGGCGTCCGTCGCCCGTCCGATCCGCTGGAAGGTCTGCGCTCATGATCGCCCGTCCTATCCGCGGCGGCCGCGCCGGTCTGCGCCGATCGGGGCGTGAATTTACAGCATCGCGCCGCCGGCGGCGCGGGGCGGCAAGACGCGTGGCCGCGCGCGCCGCCTATCCGCACGGGACCTGCGGAGCCGGACAATCGGGGGCGGTGCCTCGCTCCAGCCGGGCCCAGGCTCGGCGTCACGCCCTTCGGATCGCACCTTCGGCATGACGAAGCACCGCCCCCCTTCCTCGCTCGAAGCGGCGCTGGTCCGCATCGCCGGCATGCTCGGCGATTACGACGCGATGGGCGCCGTCGTCGGCGCCAGCGGCGGCTATCTGCGCGCCTGCGGCGATCCCGACAAGCGCGAGCGGCTGTCGATCGAGCACGGCCTGGCGCTCGACATCGCTTACCGCGAACGCGGTGGCATCGGCGCGCCGGTCTACGAATTCTACACTTTCCAGCTGGAGCTGGCGGAGACCGACAAGTTCGCCCTCCCCATCCAGCTGCTCCACCTCGCGCCCGAAGTCATGCGCGACAACAACGAGGTCGAGATCGCGCTGGTCAACGCCGCGCGCCCCGACGCCACCGAGCAGGATCGACGCCTGGTCGCCAAGGAGGCCGACGACGTCATCGCCCGCATGCAGCAGGTGAAGACGGCCGTCCTCCCGCCCCGCGTCGACCAGCCGCACCAGAC